AGAGTGATGTTGAACCAAACAGATTAGGAAGATTCATAATAGCAGATATTGAATCTAACACTGCTATTGATGTAGAAAAAGAAATTATTGGTAAAGTACAATACGAAAGTGCTAATGGAGTAAAATTTACTAATGGGCTGATCGTTGAGTTTCGAGGTGAAGTTCAATCAGAAGTTTATCAAACAGGTACCTGGTTAGTTGAGGGGGTGGGAGAATCAATACAGTTAAAGAATTTTGCCGATCTAGTACCACCAATTATATCAGCATCTGTTCCTGAAATATTATTTGACAATGAAGGATTTGATTCACAACCATTTGATGATGCTACTCAATATCCTGGAACAAAGGATTATATCACAATCAAACGAACCAGCAAGGATAACAATCCCTGGTCCAGATATAATCGTTGGTTTCACAGATCAGTATTAGAATATTCCTACACAAGCAGGGGGTTGGATTTTGATGGGTTAGAATCATCAAGAGCAAAAAGACCCATTATTGAATTCTTGCCTAATATTAAACTTCATAATCATGGAATAACTTCCAAGACCACTGTCGATTATGTCGATACATTTACTCAGGATGTTTTATCAACGATTGAAGGAAGTACAGGGTATAGTGTTGATGGAGAATTTTTATTTGAAGGCGCTAGAGTTCTTGTAACTGCTGATACAGACAATCTTACAAATAACAAGATATATTCTGTGAAATTTATTTTACATAATGGTCGAAGACAGATTACTCTAGTAGAAACAAGTGATACAGAATCGATTATTAATGAATGTGTGCTGGTCAGAAGAGGAAAAGAAAATGCCGGCAAGATGTATCATTTTAATGGCACGGACTGGATAAAGAGTCAGCAAAAGATCTCAGTTAATCAAGCACCTCTATTTGATGCCTTTGATGAACAGTTAGTATCAGCAGGTGATGCCGACAAGTATCCAGTTAGTACATTTGTTGGTAACAAAATTTTTAGTTATAAACAAGGGAACGGTATAGTTGATACCGAACTTGGATTTTCACTTTCTTATCTTAATATCGATAATGTGGGTGATATTCAATTTAATTATGACTGGGATTACAGTAAGTTTTCATACACTCTTGATCAGACACAATATTCAAAAAATATTAATACCTGTTATTTTTTAATTAACGGAAATTATGAGAACGGGTGGATAAAGACTGATAATGAATTCTTACATCCAATAGTTGAGAGTTTAAAAATAAGTCAAAGCACTAGTTCAGTTGTTTTTGATTTAGTTGATTGGGCAAAACTGCCAGACGAACATTACATTAACTTCTATGTCAACGGTGAAAAAATTAATGACACTTATACAAGAGTGGGAAACACATTTACCTTTGCTAGACAATTCTCAGTAAATGACATAGTTACGATTAAACTAGTTGCTGAGATTACACCCGATCAAGGTTACTACGAGTTCCCAGTTGGAATTGAAAAAAATCCTCTCAACGAAACTCTACAAAATTTTACACTTGGACAAGCGATAGATCATGTTAAGACAGGACTTGAATTTAATTTAGAATTTCAAGGTAGTATTCCAGGACAATCAAATCTTAGAGACTTAGAAGGTTATCGACAGCATACTAAGAGATTAATGAAGCATGCTGGTTTGGCCCCAACTGCTCTTGCGTTGTTGTGTGATAAGGAAGTTAATATAATTAAGTCTTTACAATTTGCTAAAAAATCATACACAATTTTTAAAGATAATTTTATTAAGAAGGCATCAGAAATTGAATATGAGGAAGATGTAAGTTTATTTGTAGATAACATTATAGCAGAATTATCTAGGACCAAAGATATCGATAGTTATTTTGCTGACAGCGATATGATTGGAACTGGAGCATCAAATACTCTCACATATCAAGTTGAAGATCCGGGAATTAAAACATTTACTCTTACAGAAAAATTTAATCTGTCTGAATTAAGTAGACGTGCGGTTTATGTTTACTTAAATGGAGTTCAACTTTTACACGGAGCGGATTATACATTTGATTCTGCTTTTGCTTTTGTAAACATAACAACCAATCTAAATGTTAATGATGTCGTGACCATAAGAGAATATATATCCACGGCATTTAGTCACATTCCTCCTACACCTTCGTCTATGGGACTTTATAAGAAATACACTCCAATGATGTACTTGGACGATACCTTCAGAGAGCCTAGAACAGTTATTAGAGGGCATGATGGAAGCATTACTCTAGCCTATGAAGATTTCAGAGATGATCTTCTAATTGAATTAGAAAAAAGAATTTATAACAATATTAAAAATGTTTACGATGAAGATGTTTTTGATATAGATAGCATACTTGGCGGTTACTATGGTAATGCTCTATTTGACAAAGAAGAAACAGATCAAATAGTTATACAAGAATTTTTAAAATGGGTAGCCAACACTAATTTACAATATACTGAAAACGAATATTTTATAGAGAATGAATCGTTTACGTATACCTACAGTAATATGTTGGATCCAACAAATAGTTCTAACCTTCCAGGATGGTGGAGAGGTGTCTACCAATGGTTTTATGATACTGATAAGCCACACATTTTTCCATGGGAGTGTTTGGGATTTTCAGAAAAACCAACTTGGTGGGAAGACGAATACGGGCCAGCGCCTTACACAAGTGGTAACTTAATCCTCTGGGAAGATATTAGAGATGGTATAATTAGACAGGGTGATAGAGCAGGCAGATATGCTAGATACGCTAGAACTTCAATATTAAATCATCTTCCAGTCGATGCTGATGGTAATTTATTAAATCCATTAACATCTGGTCTCGCACAGAACTATGTTTTATATAATAACAAAGGTCCATTTAAGTTAGGTGATGTTTCACCAGTTGAGAGTGCTTGGCGTTCAAGTTCAGAATATCCATTTGCCATAATGATAGCACTCAGTCTTTTAAGACCTTTTGATTTTATCATATCTAACTTTAACAGAGATAAGACTCAGAGAAATATTATAGATCAATTAGTGGACAAGACTACTAATACATTCTTAAACTTACTAAATGTAACATTACCAGTACCGGGCGAAACGCAGACGGTTGGCTTAGCCAATTATATTTCTTCGTACATTAAATCTCAAGGAAGAGAAATAAGCACCGGTCAGAGCATGTTGTCTAATATTAATGTAAAATTAACAACAAGGCTTTCCGGATTCGTTGATAAGGATCAACAGAAATATTTACTAGATAGTAAAAATCCTAGTTCAACATCGTCCAGCGTGTTTGTTCCTTCGGAAAACTATGATGTAATTTTTAATGTTAGTTCTCCGATAGCCTCAATTTCTTATAGCGGAATAATTTTCCAAAAAACGGATAGAGGGTGGACCTTAACCGGTTATGATAACATAAATCCTTTCTTTAGATATTATAAGGTATTTCCTAATCAGAAAGATCCTGTAATTTCTGTAGGAGGTGTCAGTGAAACGTATGTGACATGGGCAGAGCAACAAAGATACAATAATGGAGCAATCGTTCTTTATAGAAATGATTTTTATCGAGCCACGAGAACTATCGATCCCGGAGACAATTTTCAATCTCAGTATTTCCAGAAGTTAGCAAAATTACCTGTGCGTGATGCTGTGACAGCATTGCGTAGACGAAATTTCAATAAATTTGAAGTTTTTAAATTAAGTTATGGAACGGTGTTAAACACGATACAAGAAGTCGTTGATTTTATTATTGGATATCAGGAATATCTACAGGATCAGGGATTTGTGTTTGATAGATACGATACATCAACACAGGTAGTCCAGGATTGGATAACATCGGCTAAAGAGTTTATGTTCTGGACTAAACAGAATTGGGCACTAGGATCTCTATTAACAGTGAGCCCTGGAGCACAATCTGTTAAGATTGTTAGGCCAATTGGTGTAGTTGATAATTTACTTGACGGATTTTATGAATACGGTGTTCTTAAGGCAGACGGTCAGACTCTACCTGCTGAGAACATTGATGGAAAAAGAGAATTTCAAACATTTATATTATCAACCACAAATACTACTGAAGGAATATACTATTGTAGATTAAATTATGTGTTGAAAGAACACGTTACAGTGTTTGATAAAAAAACAGTTTTCAATGATATTATTTACGATACCACAACAGGATACAGACAAGAAAGAATCAAGTCACAAGGATTTAGAACTGTTGACTGGGATGGTGATTATACTTCACCCGGTTTCCTATTTGACAATGTTGATATAAAGACATGGCAACCGTTTGTTGATTACAAACTTGGTGATATAGTCGCTTACAAGTCACTTAATTATACAGCACTATTAAATCATACAAGTGGTGAAAACTTTAGCAACATCTATTGGACCAGACTTGATCTTGAACCTAGCAAACAATTAATACCAAACTATGATTATAGAGTAGATCAGTTTGAAGATTATTTTGATGTTGAATCAGATGGTTTAGGTGATAGCCAACGAGAATTAGCAAGGCATACTTTAGGATATCAAAGTAGAGAATATTTAAATTCCTTGACCGATGATGAAGTCACACAGTTTAGATTGTATCAAGGATTCATCAGAGAAAAAGGAACAAATAATTCAATAACAAAATTATTTGATAAAATTAGTAGGAATGGTGAATCCAGCATTGTTCTAAAAGAAGAGTGGGCATTCAAGGTTGGTGAGTTTGGCGGAACTGATCAAACCGACAATTATGAGTTGGCTTTATCGACTGACAAATTTAAAATAAATCCACAACCTATAATAGTTTATGATACTACTCCTCCAGCCAATAATCTGGATAGGTACTATAGAGTATCGTCGACTGATTTTAATTTTGCTCCATTGCCATATAGCAAGAACATCAATCCGTTGAGTTTAAATGCTCAACCGTTCCTTACAGCAGGCTATGTTAAACTGGGCCAAACAGAATTTACTGTAAAAACACGAGATGATATTTTAACTCTTAATATTGATGATGTAAATGATAATGATCATGTGTGGGTAACCTTTGACAAAAATAGTTGGACAGTAATGAGATTCAATTACATTCTTGATTTACAGATTACCTCTATCAATGTTAATCAAAAAACAGTCACTATTTCGTTTAACCGTAGACACAATTTACAGGTCGGTGATATAATTGGGTTGAATTCTATTGATGTATTAAAAGGATTCCACAAGATTGATTCAGTTGGGCAGGCCACTGAAGATGGCAGCACTGGAAGAACTGATTTTTCAATCAACATCACAGTCGATCCTTCACCTGGTAAAATAGATTTCATTGGAAGCTCTATACTGTTTCCTTGTTTATTGACAGAGGTAAGATACGAAAATTTTGCTGCTTTAGATGAAGAATCAGTAGCATTATTAAAATCCGGATCAAAATTATTTGTTGATAAGAATAACACCGATCATTGGGAAGTTTTAGAAAAAAATAAACAATATACTCCTAAACAGATTACATCATTTGGTATAGCAGAACCAAGAACGCTAGGAACCAAGGTTCTATATGATATCAATTATAAATCTGTTATAAGCAGTATGCCTTACAACACGGCTGTGGGAGTTTATCTCGATACGGATCAAGGGCTAGTTGCGAAACAAATTCTTGAACCATCGACTCTTGTCTATTCATCAGTTTCTAACAGATATGGTAAAGAGTTAGCATTGAGTCCAGACAGCGCATTTTTAGCAGTAGGAACTCCTGAAGCCAACCAAGTTAGAACATATTATAGAGGACCGTTCCAACCTACAGAATCATATTATCCTAATGATATAGTTTTATATCAAGGAAAACTTTATAGATGTACCAAGACAACATTCGGAGATGGAAGCACCATTGACATCAATACCGAAGATTGGGAATTAACTAAAAATATTAATGTATTAGAAACTGAAAGTGGTTATGTTGGTTCCGAGAGCAATCAAGGAATGGTCAGTATTTACAAATATGAATTTGGACAGTGGGTATACTCTTCTAGTTTTACAAGTCCAAGACCAGTTTCAAATGAATACTTTGGATCTAAGATTACAATATCCAAAAATGGAACTACTTATTACATGGCAGTTTCTGCTCCTGGTGCTTTAAATTACAAAGGAAAGGTTTATCTTTATAGATATTCAAACAATCAATGGATTCTTGATGCTGATGACAATTACAAAGGAGTTTATGATTCTGGAACAGAATTTAACTCAATTGATTTTGAAATAGGCCAAGCATACATTATTAACTATCTAGGAGATACTGACTGGAACAGGGTAGCAAATACGACTGCTGTATCTTACAATGTAGGTGATAGGGTAGTTTCGTATGTTCAAGGAAGTCCTGGTACAGGAACAGCAATTACTGATCCTTTTTATCCATCCGGCAGCATAGTTTATTTTGATAAGAAGTTATGGCAGGCTCAGACAGATGTTAGACCAGCAAGAGAAGATGGAAGTACACTTGACGCAAATACGAATGACTGGGTTCAACTCGATGAAGTTGTAACTGGTTCCTCGTTGCCAATTTCAATATCCTTAGAGGATGACGGAAGCACACTTGCTGGTGGATTAATAACAGATAATCAGGTCGCAGAATTGGTCAAAGAGGGTGATAAGTTTGGTAGCTCGATGACGATGTCATCGGATGGTTCTGTATTAGTAGTTGGTGCTCCTTATGCCGATGGACAATATTTCTCAAATTATAAAGGCATTTGGAATCCTTATTCTGAGTACATTGAGGGAGATGTTGTAACTTATCAAGGTGGATATCATAAATTACAGGATAGAAGATATCAAACAGCACCTAATTTTTCAATTGGTTTCACTTACACAATTGTAGACCTTGGAACTACTGACTGGAATAAGATAGCAGGAACTACAGGAATATCTTACAGCGTGGGTGATTCGATTATTGCTAATCCTTTAACAATCACCGATACAGGATTCACAGGAACGGGAATAGCATGGGAAACATCCGATTCAACAATTGTAAGTTACAATGAATATCCTGATGCTGGATATCCTTGGGAAAATGTCGGAGATAGTTCGGCAATGGCCCTTGGTAAAGTTTACATCTATAGAAAAAATTCTGTGGGAGTATATAAATTAGATCAAACAATTACTGCTGACAATCTTTTAACATTAAATGACACAGGAGAAACTGAGTCAATTAGTAGCGGAGATTTATTTGGTTCAGTTGTAAAAGTTGATCCGACAGGACAATTATTATTAATAAGCAGTCCAATGGCTGATAGAAATTTCCAGAATCAAGGTTCGGTTTATGTCTTTAATTATGAAAGCGATTCTTCAGCGCAAGAGTTTAGATTAAAACAGAAATTACAAAACTACAGTCAATATCCTAATGAATATTTTGGTGGTAGTTTATGCTTGTCAGAAAATAGAACAACCATAGTGGTAGGAGCCAACAATAGTCCTTATCAGTACGCAACAAAATTTGATACTACGACTACTTCTTTTGATAAAGGAGCAACGACATTTAAAGACTACAGTGGATTTGCTGGAGCAGTGTATGTTTACGAGAAGAAAGGAAATAGATACTTCCTTGCTGAAAAACTTGACGACCAATTGTCACTAGGTGAATCTTTCGGAGCAAGTATTGATTGTAACATTAATAATGTTGTGGTTGGATCTCCTCTTTATGTTGCTCCTGCTCCACACGGACCAGGATTGGCCTTCGAAGGCACGGCAACTGGAATGGTTAGGGTATTTAAAAAATCTGAAAACTCTAACTCATTAGAAATTATTTCAACAGAAACACCAACAGTTGATATTGATAAAATTAAGAGAATTTCTCTTTATAATTCTAATTCTGATACAAAGATACAGGATATAGAAGTTGTTGATCCTGCTAAAATGAAAATTCTAGCATCTTCCGAAAGAGAAATAACATACAAGACTCCATATGACCCAGCGGTATACTCGGTCGGAAATGATAGTGTTATAGTTGACAGTTCGTCATCTTGGTTTAATAAAAATGTTGGTAAGTTGTGGTGGAACTTGTCTACGGTTAAATTTATAGATTATGCCCAAGGAGATATTTCCTACAGATTAGGAAATTGGGGAGCATTGGCTGAAGGAGCATCGGTAGACGTATACGAATGGGTAGAGTCCAAGTTACTACCTAGTGAATGGTCGCAGTTAGCAGATACAAATGAAGGTCTCGCTGCCGGAATAAGCGGCCAACCTTTATATCCTGATGATTCTGTATTTGCTATTAAGGAATTATACAATACATTAAGCGGTGAATTAAATGAAACACTTTATTATTACTGGGTAAAAGGAAAAACAACCATTCCAAATATTGTAGGCAGAAAACAATCAAGTGCTTCTGTATCCGCTGAAATAACTAATCCTTTCTCGGTTGGTAATACATTTGTTGCTTTGGCCGATTCTGATAAGATATTCTTTTACAATTACAACAACATAGTAGCAACAGACGAAACAGTCTTGAATATTGAGTATTATAATAATGATAGTCAAATTAAGAATAGCATTCACAACGAATACGCATTGATTTCGGAAGATATTGCGGATAGTATTCCGCCTTCAAGATTAGAAAATAAAATGATTGATAGTTTGATAGGCTATGACAGTCAGGGAAATAGGGTGCCAGATGATAAATTACCAATCAAACAGCGATATGGTATATCCTATAGACCAAGACAAAGTATGTTTGTGGATAGAAAATCTATTCTCAAGATAGTTATTGAAAATATTAATACAGTATTAAAGCAAGAACCATTCGCAACATCAATAAATTATGAGAATCTCAATCTTGTTGATAATGCTCCTGCTGAAATTTTAAAACTGTACGACGAAAGCGTTGATTCAACAGTTGATTTAGAAACAGTTGGAACGACCAGAGTAAGGGTGGCTACTCTATCAACAAACATAATAAATGGAAAAATTGATTCGATAGATATTGTTGAACCTGGGTTTGGATATCGGGTGGCTCCTGAAGTCGAGTTTGAAGGAGACGGAATAAATGCCAAGGCATTTACTTCGATTGACAATCAAGGAAGAATATCATCAGTAACAATTAATAATGGCGGAAAGAATTATAGTTACGCCATAGCAAAAGTAAGACCTTTCTCCGTGTTGGTAACATCGGATACAACATTGAACGGAGCATGGTCAATTTACGCCTGGGACAGCGATAGAAAAGTATTTTTCCGTAGTCGTTCACAGGCATATGACACTACCAAATATTGGAATTATGCTGATTGGTGGAAAGCAGGATATGGAATAACAACTAGGGTAGTGAAGGAACTAGTTTCCACGGTCGAAGAAGAAGTAAACACTTTTGAAATTGGTGATAAGATAAGAATTAGAGAATACGGCTCGGGCGGGTGGGCAGTATTTGAAAAAATTAATTCAACAGGTCAAACATTCCTTGATAGATATGAATTGGTAGGACGCGAAAGCGGTACCATACAACTTTCAAGTAATCTTTATGATACCGCAACAAACGCAACAGGGTTTGATAATCTTGATTCGTTTGATATCGGAAATTACGACAAGGAAGTAAGCAATGAATTAAGAAATATTTTTAAAGCAATAAAGGAAAATATTTTCATAGGAAGTTATGCGGTTGAATGGAATAGGTTATTCTTTTCTTGCGTGAGATATGTTTTCGACGAACAGACATATGTTGATTGGGCTTTCAAGACCAGTTTCCTTAATGCTATACACAATGTGGGTGATTTCAAGACAACTGTAAACTACAAAGCAGATAGTTTGGATCAATATCTTGAATACATTAATGAAGTAAAACCTTATAGAACAACAATTAGAGAATATTTAAGTAGATATAATAATTCTGAAACATCAAATACAGCAGTAACTGATTTTGATCTTCCTCCAGGATATTCAGTATCCGAAGGAAAGATAGTACCTATCGGTCTTTCAAGTTTTGAAATAGATCAATATCCTTGGAAATATTGGTTAGACAATTACGGATTTATCTTAAAAGAAATACGTGTTTCCAAGGGAGGAAGCGGTTACACATCACCACCGAGAGTCGTTATTGAAGGTGGCGGAGGTTCCGGAGCAACGGCCCAGGCATATATCAGCAGTGGTTCGGTTGTTGGAATCAAGGTAACTAATCCAGGAAGTGGTTACACTGGCATTCCAACGATTTCATTAGTTGGAGGAAACGGATCATCAACCGATATAGCCAAGGCCGTTCCTATATTAGCAGAAAGCAAGGCAAGATCATTTGCTATGACCATGAAGTTTGATAGAATAAACAAAACAGGATACTATCAAAACTTCAACTTTACTCAATCATTTACAGCAAGTGGTAGTAGTTCTGTTTTTGAATTAACATATGCTCCAACTAGAGATAAGAATAAAATCACACTTTATAAAAATAGTCAAGTGGTGCTAAACAATGAATACTCGATTTCATTGTACAGAACCAGCACCGATGACTTCCAAATTCTAAAAGGAAAAATTATATTCCAACAGAATCCTAGTTTAGGAGATGTAATTACTGTTACCTATGAGAAAAACGATGAACTATTAGATAGTGTTAACAGAATAGACAAATATTATAGTCCAGTTTCTGGAATGAAAGGAAAAGAACTTTCACAATTAATGACTGGAATAGACTTTGGCGGAGTTTTAGTACAAGGTACGACGTTCGATGTTACGGGAGGTTGGGATGCCTTACCATGGTTTACTGACAGTTGGGACAGTGTTGAAGCAGCCAGCGATTATTATATCGTTGTTGACGGAAGCACAACATTCGTAACATTACCATATGTTCCGGCATCAGGACAGCAAATTAACATATATCTAAAACGTGCTGGAGAAGGAACATTACCAACTGTTGATGATTTACAGTACAGTGATTATGTTAAAGAACCAAGAATAGTTAGAATTGACGATCCTTATTTTGTACCAAATTCTGATAGTTCTCTTGTAACAAATCCCAACGCAGTGATGCCAACATTTGTTGGTGATGGGTCTACAAGTAATATTGAAATAGGAAAATATATCAGGGTAAATGATGGAGATACATTAATCTTCAGACCAGTTCAATCAGACGGTTCTGTAACGATCACTGATACAAATATTCTGGATACACAAATAAGCGGAGGAACTTTATCATCAATGAGTGGTGCCTATGCTACTGCGACAGGAATGACTGTCGATGAAATAGTCATAAGTGGCGACAAATTTATAAGTCCAGATCAGGTTCCTGCTCCTGAAGAAAACATACCAGGACAGGTTTTGGATAACGTAAGTATTAAGGTATTTTCATCAGTATCAACTGGTGGTGCTTCGTTATTGTCTAAAGTTATTAAGGCTGACGGTAGTTCATTGGTTTATGATATTGGCCAAGACGTAATAGAAAACAAATCAGTTACGGTTTTCGTTGATGGTATAGCAAAAACACAAGGTGACGCCTCTAACCAGTATACTGTTAACATTAAAAATAAAACAATTATCTTTAACACTGCTCCTGTTGAAAATGCTAACATTGAAGTATTATCCGTTGGTATTGGCGGAGTGGAAATTCTTGACTACCAAGAGTTTATCGCTGATGGAGAAACTGCGTTCTATCTAACAAATGCTTCATACAATCAAACAAGTTCAGTATTTGTGTCATTGGATGGTATTCAAGTTGATGTTGGATTTATTGATAGCACCGGTGTTGTTGATTCAATCGGTAGAACTTTGATAGAATTTCCGTATGTTCCATCAATAAACAGTGTGATCAAAATTGTGTGCTTGGCAGCATCAACCGATGTTGACTCAAGTTTACAGGCATTGATTAGAGTAAACCAACAAGACATTATACATGACGGAAGCACAAGAAGTTATGACCTTGACAATTTTGTACAATTAACAAGATCAAGCGCAGTTGCTTCTATGGTAGTTGAAGTCAACGATACCAAGTTAAAGGGAGTAGATTCAATCTATGCCGAATATGATGGCACAAACAATCAGTTCTTGCTGGGCGAAGATCCATTTGAGGGCGCAGGAGCAATCCTTACTAGAAACATAGACGTGTATGTAAATAATGATCCGTTAATACCTATCACCGATTATACATACAATGGAACGACTAAAGAATTAGAAATTATTAAATCTCTTGAAATAGGAGACAAGATAATCATAACCAATAATTTAAGATCTCAATACAGTGTCGAGAACAATAATATTGTTATAGATAATTCTGTTAGCCTAACAGCAGGTGACACAATTTCTGTTACATGGTTCAGCGAATATCCTTCAATGGGAATCTTTTCAGATGTTAAAACCGGAGGCAAGGTTATTTACGATTTACCATTCAAACCTTTAGGAGTTTCATACACATGGGTGTATGTAAATGGTATTAGACAGAAAAAAGACATTGACTACTCGTTGAGTTTACCAAGAGGAGTTTTATATCTACACACTTCAACAACATCATCTGATACGATAACTATCACTTCCTTTGGTAGTGGTATCTACAAACAACCTAGCGGTTTTGAAATTAGCAAGGATATGCTAAACAATTATAGATTCAATCGTATAAGCATTGACAAGAACATTACGCTAGCCAAGGCACTAAATTATTATGATACTTCAATCGAAGTAACCAACGGAGCAAATTTACCTGATCCGATCGCCAGTCGAAACATTGCTGGAACAATCTTGATCAATGGTGAAAAAATTGAATATCTAAGCAAACAGGGAAACACTCTTGGAACATTGCGTAGGGGTGTACAAGGCACGGCAATAAAAGAAATACACGCAGCAGGATCGTATGTGGTTGATGTGAGCATTTCTGAAGCATTACCTTACAAAGAAACGCAGGATAGACTTGATTTCGTCAGTGATGGAAGCAGTTTGATAATTGGACCGCTGGATTTTGTTCCAGCACAATCTACGGATGCTAACTGGTATTCACAGTCAATTCCAGCAGAATTTGGACGCAGCGATACAATTGAAGTATTCGCGGGCGGAAGAAGGCTCAGAAAAACACCAATTGACGTGTTCGATGAGCAGTTAGGAGCAACAAGTCCAGCCGGTGATAGACGTTTAGAAGCGGAATTTTCAGTGGATGGAGTGAATCCTAGCATAAGATTAACACAAGCATTACCGGCAGGGACTCGAATAAGCATAATTAAAAAGACTGGACAGAGCTGGTATGATAGGGGAGAAACAACAGCAACATCTGGCGTAACGCTACTAGATAATGAATCTTCAATTAGTAAATTCATTGCTGCTAGAACAACCAGATTACCTGAATAAATACACTATGGAAACCGAAGAGAACAATATGTCAGATAAACCATTATACAATGAAAATAAACCCGCTTTAAATGAAATCGGAGGATTTCATTTTGAAGGACACATCAAAATCTTTGATCCAGAAACTGGTGAAGTTTTTCAGGACAAAAGAAACGCTATTCACTACGAAAATATGAGCGTTGCTATGGTTCAAAGTTTGTCCAATCAAGGGCTAGGAACCATATATGAAATGGCTTTTGGCAGTGGTGGAACTACAGTAGACCCTACGGGCTTGATTACATATTTGACACCAAATACTATAGGAATAAACAGTAGCCTATATAATCAAACGTATAGCAAAGTTGTTGATCAAAACGCTCTAAACAACAGTGATCCAATTAGAAATAAAATGGAAATTAGACACGTAAGCGGATCAACCTATAGTGATATTATAATTTCATGCGTTCTTGATTACGGTGAACCAGATGATCAAGAAGCCTTTGACAACAGCGTTAATCTAGATGGAAATTTTGTGTTTGATGAATTAGGACTAAAATCCTACAATCCAGACGGTGAAGGAAAATTACTAACACACGTTGTGTTCCATCCCGTACAGAAGTCATTAAACAGATTGTTACAGATAGATTATACGATTAGAGTTCAAAGTTTAACTGGTTTTAGTGAGGCTTAAGAATGCCATACATAGTAAATTTTACAGATAACGAAAACAAAACACCGATAACGGTTTTTGATAATACTTCTAGCCAAGACACTAGTTTAACTTTCCCTGGAAGAAATGTGACCGGGTATGGTCAAATTATTGCTGAAAACTTTTTACACATTTTAGAAAATTTTGCTTCTTCCAACCAACCGGTCAATCCTGTTGAAGGACAACTATGGTATGATACTACCAATGGAGTACTACAACTATGGGACAACGTTAGTTGGAAAGCAGCATCAAACATTCAAAAAGGTCCGGTTGAACCATCAGTTGAAACATCAAAGACTGGCGAACTATGGGTTGACACTACAAATCAACAATTAAGAATTTACACAGGAACACGTTGGTTGCTTGTGGGACCAAGCGAGAGTGCCATTGACGGATTAAGATATGGTCCCGCAGTCGAAAAAATTGTTGACCAAGACAACGTTGAAAGAAATGTATTGATACTTTATATTGCTGATCAACCTGTGGCAATAGTATCCAAGGATACATTTACACCAAAAATTAATTTGGCTGGTTATGCGTTAATTAAGTCTGGTATTAACATTGCGACTCCTGCTGATAATGATGAGAGATTATCGTTTGAATCAATTTTCCTTGGCGGAGCATTACCAAAATTAATTGGAACGGCATCAAATGCTGACGCATTAAACGTAAATGGTGTGGAAGTTTCTGCGGGAAAATTTTTAAGATCGGATCAAGTAAACACAACACAGTACGGAATTAACGTTAGAAGTAATTCAGGATTAACACTAGGTACTGATGGCAACTTTATTTTAAGCAATAGTACAACCTCAGCAAAAATTTACAATTCTGCCGCGGGTAGTTCTTTGGATTTACAAACTAACAGAAACGGAGTTCCTAGCACAATCTTGAGAATATTTGATAACAAGGTTGGAATAAACAAAGGCGCTCCGGATTACGAGTTAGACGTTGAAGGTGACATAAGATTAACAGGTTCTATAATTAACACAAACGTTGACAATTCAACCAGCCTTACAACAGGAAGCATAAGAACATCCGGCGGAGTAGCAATTTCAAAAAATTTAAATGTTGGTGGAAATTTAACACTATACGGAAATTCCAACAGTTCAAATGTTTATCCTAGAAGCAACGAAGATTATGATTTAGGAACAACAGCACTGAGATGGAACACAGTATATGCCAAGACAATTAGAGCAGATGAAATTGTTGGTACAATTAGTGGTAACATCACTGGAAATGCAAACACAGCAACCAACTTAAAAAATGTTACAACCTTTAACATAACAGGTGACGTTATTTCACCTTCAATTCAGTTTGATGGGCAGGTAGGAAGTTATACTAAAACTTTTACTACTTCTTTGACTTCAAACATTATTAAAGGAAAAAGCAATCCTACTCCTAACATTAGTGATAGATTTGATGAAATTTTAGTTTATCGTGCCTCATCAGAAACAGGCGGAAGCAGTGGACTATTGAAACAATCAAGAGATACATTTGTGGGGGATCTCGGAGTTCCAATAGGAACCATACTACCATATGCCGGAGTGAATGCTCCTTATGGTTATCTATTTTGCGATGGTGGAGAAGTTGAAAGAACCAAGTTCCCACAACTATACGATGTTATTGGAACGAGATATAACGGAACCGAAGCACTTAATGGGTTTGACACATATAGAGTTCCGGATCTAAGAGGAAGGTTTGCGTTAGGAAGACACAATATGGATAACAATATTGATGTTCCGACTTCCACTGGAGGATTCGTAGATAATGGCGGCGGAACACCAACACCGGCAAGAGTGGAAGGTATTGAAGCAACCACATTGGCTGCGAGCAGCGGATCAAGTTCCGTAGTGTTAACCGAAGGTAACTTACCACCACATGAACACAATTTACAATTAGGCGGAGAGCAATTTTATGCTTTCAGAGAAGGAACAACAGGTGCTGGTACGATTGCCGGCGGTGCGTTCACTACTGGATCAATAAGAAAAATATCAACTTCAGGACCAGTGGCAACATCATTGTCATTAAGTTCACCAGTGGGAATTATGAACCCTTACTTAACAATTAACTATATCATACGATCTGGACCACCAGCGTTTACTACAACATAGGAATGACTCATGGCGTATCAAATTAATAAAACAGACGGAACAATTGTAGCAACGGTTGCTGACGGTCAGGTTGATGTTCTAAGTACTGATATCACACTCATTGGTAAAAATTATAGTGGGTTTGGGGAAGCCCTTAATGAAAACTTTATTAAATTGTTGGAAAACTTTGCCAGCACTACTAGGCCCGAGCATCCGATTAAAGGACAAATTTGGTTTGACTCAACAGAAAACAAATTAAAAGTTTATAGTGGTACGGGATTCGTGCCAGTCAGTTCGGCAACAATTTCAAACACACAACCAACAACGTTGGGTGTGGGAGATCTTTGGTTCAATGACGTAGCAAAACAACTTTACTTCTTTGACGGTACTGACACAATTTTATTAGGTCCGGCATATTCTGAAGCACAAGGAATAAGTGGATTGATTGTGTCTAGCATATTAGACACGCTTAACCAAACCCGAGTCATTACATCATTATACAACAATGGTATACTGCTTGGTATCTTCTCAAAAGATTCATTTACTCCTAAGAATGCGATAGAAGGTTTTAGCGGTAATATTACTCCAGGGTTTAATCAAGGAACACTGTCAGGAATAAAATTCAACGTCACGGTTACAAATTCTGAAAAACTAGGATCAGTGGCTTCAACTACATATGCTAGAAAGGACACTTCAAACGTTTTTACACAAGGTCCATTAGCGATTAGGGATAATTTAGGAATAGTGTTTGGTGAAGGTGACCAGGGTAACTTAACGGTGAGTACCACGGGTAACGTAGTATTTTCAAACTCTGCTTCAGATAAACAAATTGTTGTAAACGTCAGACGTGGTATCGTACAGGAAGATGCTGTTGTAATTGATCCTACTGATAGATCAATTGGTTTATATAGTGGATTTACGGATAGCCAAGTTAATGTTGGTGGCAACATGGAAATTACCGGCAACATTACAATTAGAGGAAACCTTGTTATCAACGATGGTAGTCTTTCGACCATTAACGAACAAGAATTAGTTGTTGAAAACAAATATATTGTTTTAGCACAAACAGGCGACAGTGGATCAAACAGTGATGACATAGCAGACGGTGGCGGCTTGATCCTTAAAGGTACAACAGATCATGTGTTCCTTTGGTCCAAGGATGGATATCCTCCAACACCAGAATATCCGGCATTGGCTGACGGAGCATTTACTTGTTCAGACGATATCAACCTAGCAACAGGAAAGTCTTTTAGAATTAATGGAGTAACAGTACTAGACGGAACATCATTGGGTACGGGAATTACGAGCATTCCGGGCGTTACATCCTTTGGTACGCAGAACGTTGTAAACATTGGTCCTGGCACACCACCGGTTGCTGAATTAAGATTAGAAAATCACAGAATTTCCACACTGGGCAGTAACAATGACATAGAACTGGAACCAGACGGAACTGGTAACGTTGCGTTGATCGGAAGTCCTCGAATTACGGGAATGGCAGATCCTAGTTCGGCGCAGGATGCGGCGACCAAGGAATACGTTGACCAAACAGTTGAGCAGAGACCATTGGTATTTTCAATGGATCTTTCAGATGGTAAGTCCAACGTTTATATAGCAACTTCTATATTACCTGTGTTGGCTCCCGTGGCAAGTTACAGGGTTGGAACGGTAGCAAGAATATTATGTACACAACAAACAAACAGTTCTTCAACGGTTGATATAAGCACTGGTCTTTCAACAGCATCAGCAGAATTTTTGCTCAACCCAACGGGTGCTGCGAGCGCAATTATTAGCGTTTCAGGAAGCAATGTTACGGTACCAGGTCAGTCGATTGTTACTTCAAGATTAGTTAAAATTTTCCAGATACAAGGATCGGCACCGGGTGCCTGGACTTATTTGTCTGAAACTGTAATACCATAAGGATGAAATACTAGGAGCGCAAGATGGCATATACAATAAACAAAACGGACGGAACAGAATTAGTAATATTAGAAGATTCTACCGTCGATACATCTACTAGTATTACTCTGGTTGGTAGAAATTACATTGGTTACGGTGAAGCACAAAATGAGAACTTCCTATTCCTATTGGAAAATTTTGCTCATATTACTCCTCCGGCAAGAGCAATCGTGGGGCAGTTATGGTTTGACAAGACCACTAACACAGTAAAAGTTTATGATAGCGATAATAAGTGGGTAGAAGTTGGAAGTGCTGCTCTTTCAGAAACACCTCCTCCAACACCTCCACAGGGAGCCTTTTGGTTAAGAACGAACACAAATACTTTATTTGTTTGGACTGGCAGTGAATGGGCCATTGTGGGACCTGAAGCAGCAGTTGGGTTTGGAACAACCAGAGCAACATCAACCACTATCAGAGCTTCTGACTCAACACCGCAACCGGTTATACTAGTCAAGGTTGATAATGCCGTGGTGGCAATAATAGCCAGAACTCCGTTTACAATATTGGCAGCAGACGCCATTCCTGGTTTCAGTGATCTTGATGCTGGAATAAATCTTAATACAGCAACATATATACAAGGAACCCTACACGGAACTGCTGATAGAGCATTGTCTCTTAATACAGCAAGGAATATAAATGGTGTTGGATTTGACGGAACTTCCGATATTACAATTAAGGCCTCAACCACTAACAAGTTAGTTAGGGGATCGTATCTTACAGGAAACGATTTTGATGGCAGTTCAGCACAAACTTGGAATGTTGATGCCACGCCAAATGCTACCATAGGCAAGGTAGTTGCTAGAGACGGTGCCGGAAATTTTGCCGCAAATGAAATTACTTCAGATTTAATTGGAAACGTTACAGGAAATGTAAACGCTTCAACAGGAACTTCATCATTTGATGTTGTAACTGCCAATTCATTCATTGGAGCAACCCTTTCAGGAAATGCCAATACGGCAACAAGACTCGCAACACCTAGAAGAATAAACGGTGTTAATTTTGACGGCCAATCAGATATTACAGTAACAGCAGCAGCAGGAACTTTAACTGGTAACTCACTAGCCAACAATGTTTTACTTTCATCCTTACAATCAGTTGGAACGTTGACCAATCTTACGGTAGCAGGTACTATAGTTTTAAATTCTAATTTAACTTTATCGGCAGTAACAGACGCTGAAATTTCAGCCAACAGAGAATTGAAATTAGAATCAACTGACAGTTCAGGATCAGCACAGATTAAAATATTATCTCCTGATGTATCAGTATTGGCAGGAACAGGAACAAAGGGTGCTTTATCACCACAGGCGGATGGCGGTGTTGATTTAGGAAAATCTAATCTTAAATGGGATAGCGCATACGCCAATATATTTGTTGGAGATTTACAAGGC